ACCAATTAGAAAAAGAAGAACCAACTGATACAGACCAAGATAGAGGAAACGAACAGCACGATGAATATGATATAGTAAAAGAAGTTTATTCACTTACAAGTAATTTAGAAAGAAACGGAAAGGAGTTATTATTAATGGGCGGAGCCTACGGACATATGAGTCATCCATTTGATGACAAAGATTTAACTTTTAAAGATTTAAAAAATATAATAACATTGGGTTTGGGTGGTCAATTAAATCGTGAAGATAATGTTACAGAAAAAACAGATGGTCAAAACTTAATGATAAGTTGGAAAAATGGTAAGTTAATTTCTGCTCGTAATAAAGGACATATAAAAAACAAAGGTGAAACTGCTTTAAGTATAAAAGATGTAGAAAGTAAATTTAAAGGAAGAGGTGAGATTAGAAATGCTTTTGTTTATGCAGTAAGAGATTTAAGTAAAGCAATAGGTGCTTTAAGTGATAAACAACAAAACAAAATATTCGGTGAAGGTTCTAAATGGATGAGTTTAGAAGTAATGTGGCCTGCTAGTGAGAATGTTGTTAATTACGATATAACAGAATTAATGTTTCATGGAACAATGGAATATGATGATAATGCAAGAGTTATTGGACAAGCAAAAGATAGTGCTAGAATGTTAGCTGGTATGATAAAACAAGTAAATCAAAACATACAAAAACATTACAAAATTAAAAAACCACATTTTATAGATGTACCTAAACATCAAGACTTTGGTAAACTAAAGGGTAAATTTTTAGGTAGGTTAAATAAACTACAATCACAATATGCTTTAAAAGACAACGATACACTATCTATGTATCATCAAATGTATTGGCAAGAGTGGATTTTAAATGGTGCTAAACAAACCGGTTATCCAAACATAACAAATGAGGTTCTAGTTAAGTTAACAAAGAGATGGGCTTTCTTTGATAAATCATATAAGATTCCTCAAATGAAAAAACAATTAAAAGAATATCCTAAGTTTTTAGAATGGGTATTATCTACTGATAAAAATGACCATGCTAAAATGGTTAAGGAAAATATGAAACCATTTGAAACATTATTTTTTGATGTTGGTGCTACAATATTAAAAAACATGGATGGTTGGATGGCTATCAATCCAGCAAAATCAGTACAAAATATGAGAAAGAAAGTACAAGGAGCTATAAAGGCTATACGAAGTGGTGGTGATATAAAGAAATTAAATAGATTAAAAATACAATTAGATAGATTAAATGCTATCGGTGGGTTTGATGCTATTGTTCCAACAGAAGGTATAGTTTTTAAGTACAAAGGAAACACCTACAAATTTACAGGTGCTTTTGCTCCAGTTAATCAAATAACAGGTATGATGTTTTTTTAGGAGAATAGGTTATGGGTAAGAATATAGAAAAAGTAAAAAAATTAATAGCCGGAGTCGGTGGTAAAAGAACTCCTGGTGTTGGATATACAGGAAAAACTATCCACATGAGAGAAGAGGGTGAGATTTGGGAAGAAGCAAGTGGTAGAAAATTTACCAAAGTGGATGGTAAAAGACAACAAATTACCAAGATTCCACCAAAAGGATTTGACAAATGTGATGATTGTGAAAAACTAATCCTTAAAACTATTGACCAACAAACTTATAATAGATTTAAAAAATGTAAATATTGTCAAATAGATTTTGAAATGAAATTAAAAAGAGAAGATAAAAAAAGTGGAACTACTAAATGGAAAGATTGGGTAAAAAAACAAGAAGAAAAAAGGTGGGAAGCTGTTCTTGCTGAATACGAATCTGAAATGGATGGTGTAGAAAAAGCAGATAGTCCATTTGATGATACGGTAGCAACTGCTATTGGAAACCACGAACAAGGTTTAAATAAAATATGAGTAACTTAAAACAAGCGATAAAACAAAACTATGTAAAGTGTGCTAAAAGTCCTAGTTACTTTATCAATGAGTTTTGTACTATCCAACATCCACAACGAGGTAAGATAAAGTTTAAACTATATCCTTATCAGTATGATGTATTAGATGAGTTTGAGAAACACGACTATAATGTTGTACTAAAATCTCGTCAGTTAGGTATATCAACCCTAAGTGCTGCTTATGCTTTATGGATGATGTTATTTCACAATGACAAAAACATCCTATGTATTGCTACATCTAAAGATACAGCAAAAAACTTAGTAACAAAAGTTCGTATTATGTATGAGGGTTTACCTAATTGGTTAAAAACTGCTATTGTGGAAAACAACAAACTTTCACTTATATTTAAGAACGGAAGTCAGATAAAAGCTATTGCTTCTAATGAGTCTGCTGGTCGTTCTGAAGCTCTATCTCTACTGATACTTGATGAGGCTGCTTTCATTGATAAGATTGATATTATATGGACTGCTGCTCAACAGACTCTTGCTACTGGTGGTCAATGTATTGGTATATCAACACCTAATGGTGTGGGTAATTGGTTTCACAAAACTTGGATGGATGCTAAAGATGGAACAAATAAATTTAATACAATCAAACTCCATTGGACAGACCATCCTGAAAGAGACCAGAGTTGGAGAGATGAACAAAATAAAATATTAGGACCTAGTAAAGCTGCTCAAGAATGTGATGCTGACTTTTTAAGTTCTGGTCGTTCAGTTGTTGATCCTCTTATCTTGGGTTGGTATAAAGATAATATGTGTTGTGAGCCAAATGAAAAAAGTGGGTTTGATAGAAACTTATGGATATGGGGATATCCAGATTATGCTAAAAAATACTTGGTTAGTGCTGATGTTGCTCGAGGAGATGGAACTGATTACAGCACTGCTCAAGTATTTGATATAGAAGAGATGGAACAAGTAGCAGAATACAAAGGTCAGTTAGGAACAACCGAGTTTGGAAACTTTTTAATTGAGTTAGCTACAAAGTATAACGATGCCCTACTTGTTGTTGAAAACAATAACATAGGTTGGGCTACATTACAAACAATTATTGATAGAGGATATGAGAATCTTTTTTATCAAGAAAAAAATCATCTTATTGTAGATGAAGATGTTCAACATACAAACAGATATAGACAAATAGATAGAAACAAGATACCAGGTTTCACAACAACTATGAAGTCTAAACCATTAATTATCGCTAAAATGGAAGAATATACACGAGAAAAGATGGTAAAGATAAAATCAACTCGTTTAATTGATGAACTTTTTGTATTTATATATAAGAATAGTAAAACTGAAGCATTAGATGGATATAACGATGACCTCGTTATGTCTTATTCTATTTTATTATGGATTAGGGATACTGCGATTCGTATTCAATCAGAAAGAAACGAATTTCAAAGTAGTTTGGTAAGTTCTATTGGAAGTTTAAATGGAAACTCGGCAGTAATGTCGTCCAATAGTGCTCCAAAAGATAATCCATATAAAGTAAAACTTAATAACGGCGAAGAAGAAGACTTATCTTGGCTATTGGGGTAAAACATGGCAGACAATTTATTTACACGACTTGGTAGATTATTTCAATCTAATGTTATCATCAGAAAAGCTGATGATAATCGATTGGTAGTAAAAGATTTAGACTACTCACAAACAAGTTTAACAACAAACTTTATTGACCGATATAGTCGGATGATGCAAAACAATTACTCGAATCCATATGCAACTGCTCAAAACAGAAGAGCTGCTTATGAGATTCAAAAAAGAGACTTGTTTAGGGATTATGAGTTAATGGATCAAGACCCGATTATTGCTTCTGCTCTTGATATCTATTCTGATGAATCAACTATTGATAACATCGAAGGGGAAACATTAAAAGTTAAAAGTGAAAATGTTCAAGTTCAAAAGATTTTACATAACTTGTTTTATGATGTTATGAATATCGAGTTTAACTTGTGGAGTTGGATGCGTAACATGACTAAGTATGGGGATTTTTATCTTCAACTAGATATTGTTGATAAATACGGAGTGGTAAATGTAAAACCTATTTCTGCTTATGAGATTACAAGGTTAGAAGACCACGATCCTGCTAACCCACAACTTATTCAGTTTGAGATAAACGAAGATAAAAAAGAAATAAAAGAAAATTATGAGATAGCTCACTTCCGTGTATTATCTGATACAAACTTTTTACCATATGGTCGTTCTTTATTGGAAAACGGAAGAAAGATTTATAAACAATTAACTTTGATGGAAGATGCTATGTTAATTCATCGTATCATGAGAGCACCTGAAAAAAGGGTGTTTAAGATTGATGTTGGAAACATACCACCAAGAGAAGTTGAACAGTTTATGCAAAAAATCATCAACAAGATGAAGAAAACTCCTGTTATTGACCAAAATACAGGTGAATATAACTTAAAATATAATGTAGAGTCTGTTACTGAAGACTTTTTTCTACCAGTTCGTGGTGGAGATAGTGGAACACAGATAGATACACTACAAGGTCTTTCTAATAATGATGCTATAGAAGATGTTGAGTATCTAAGAAACAAGTTAATGGCTAGTTTAAGAATACCAAAGGCTTTCTTAGGGTATGAAGAAGGTTTAAGTGGTGGTAAAGCTACATTGGCTGCTGAGGATGTAAGGTTTGCTAGAACAATAGAAAGATTACAGAAGATTGTTGTTAGTGAATTAACAAAGATTGGTATCGTTCATCTTTATTCACAAGGATTTACCGATTCAGACTTAATTGACTTTAGTTTAGAACTACAAAATCCATCTATGATTCATGAACAAGAAAAACTTGAATTGTTAAATCAACAAATAGAAGCAGCTGAAAAAGCTATGGATACTAAACTATTTTCACGAGAGTGGATTTACGATAACATATTTGATTTTTCTGAAAAGAAACAGATTGATATTTACGAGGGTATTGTAGATGATACAAAACAAAAGTTTAGATTAGAACAAATAGAATCAGAAGGAAGTGATCCTGCTAAAGAACCAGCACCAAAAGAAAACGAAGATGAAGATGACGACTTTTCTGTAAGTAGAAAAGGTGATTGGGGTGGAAGTAAAAAAGATCCTTTTAAAGATAGAGATACAATGAAAGATAAGTATGGACATGAAAGTTTAAAAGATACGGACAGGTCTTATGGAAAAAGAGAGTTTAAAGGTAAATCTCCATTAGCTACATCAAAAGCTAGTACTATGATGGCTAGAGAAGGTGTGTTAGACCAACTCAAAGAAAAGTTTCCTAAAAAGAAATCATCAATGTTGAGTGAAGATAACATAATAAAAGAGTAATTACCTACTTTATCTAATTTATGTTATATTTATATATGAATAATTGTATCAAAATACTTTGGAAAATATTATATGAGCAAATTTAAACATAGTAAATTAAGAAACACAGGACTACTATTTGAGTTCTTATTAAGACAAGTAACAGTAGATGTGTTAAACAAAAAGAAGGAGTCACCGGCTCTTAAAATCATTAAAAAACAATTTAATGAACATACAGAGTTAGGTAAAGAGTTGGCTTTATATAGTTTAATTATGACTAAAAAATTTAAATCAGACAAAAAGGCTGATTTTTTCTTATCAGAAGTGATTAAACAAAGAGGTCTTTTAAATAACGCTGCTTTACGAAGAGAAAAGTATAACACGATTGCTGCTATAAAAGAATCTTATGATGTAAATCAACTTTTCAGTTCAAAACTTCCAGATTATAAAGTATTTGCTTCTACATACAAGTTGTTTGAAGGTATCAACGAGATGAGTGCTGACGAAAAAACTGAAAGTTACTTTATTATTGTAGAGAATGTAACTACTATGGGACATAAGAAAGAAAAGTCTTATGTACCAGAAGAGTTTAAAGATAAAGATTTAAGAATTCTTTCTTACAAAACACTTTTAGAAAAGTTCAATAACAAATATACTAATCTTTCAGATCATCAAAAGAAAGTTCTTAAAGAATACATTAGTAATATTTCTAATACAAACAACTTTTCTGTGTTCGTAGAAACTCAAATACCAAAACTTAAAACTAAATTAAATTCCAAAGTAAAGAAAGTAAAGGATAAAGTTTTAAAAATAAAGTTACAAGAAGCAATTAATTGTGCTGATAAATTTTGTTTAAATGAATCAAAACAAACTGATGATAATTCAGTTGTTCAACTTTTGAGATACTATGAACTTGACAAAGAACTCAGTAAAATTTAATTCTTTAGT